TTGGTTCTGTTGTTGTGGGTGGTGGTTTTAATTCATCAACTACCGTTTTTGGCAATACTGCAAGTGGAATTGGTTCATTTGTAGGTGCAGGAGTTGTTAATTTTGCAAGTGGGTTGTATGCATCAGTTTTAGCTGGGTCTAATAATTTATCAAATAATAATAGTACTTCTGTTTATGGTGGTACATATGCAACAACAAGAAGTATAGTAGGAAACACTGTTACTGCTGGTGGCAACTCACAAATTGCGGCTGTACAAGGAAATTCTCAAGCCGCATTACTAGTTCTTGGTAGAGAAACAACAGATGCTACTGCCACAGTTATTACTTCAAATAATTTATCCGCCGCCGCCACAAATCAAATAGCTTTACCTATAAATTCAGCTTACTTTTTTACAGGTGAAGTAATTGCTGGAGTTACTGCGGCTGGAGATACAAAAGGTTGGTCTATTGAAGGTGTTATCAAACGAGCCACAACTGCGGCATCTACGGCATTGGTAGGCACTCCTACAGTAACATCTTTATATGCTGATGCGGGGGCATCAACATGGTCGGTAGCGGTAACGGCAGATACTACGAATGCGGCGTTAAAAATAACTGTAACAGGTGCGGCATCAACAACAATCAGGTGGGTTGCACAAATCCGCACAACAGAAATGACATTCTAATTTTCAACAAGGAGTAATAATGGCACTCAAAATCACAGCAATCAATCCAACCACAGGTCAGGCAACAAGCACCGCCTATGCCCGAATTACCAATTTCTACGGCACAAAAGACCAGATTCAAGTGCAAGTAGCTATTCATGCAACTGAAGATGCCAGACACGGCAATATGCAGACCATTCGTGAGGATGCCCACTACATTGCCATTGAGGACTTAAAAGGTGATTTAATTCCTGCTATTTATGGCGTTCTTAAAGGCTTTACCCAATACGCTGGCGCAGAGGATTGCTAAAACCACAGAAACACAGTAAAGTCAACATATCATGGCAAAATCAGCAGCATGGACACGCAAAGAAGGCAAGAACCCGAATGGCGGCTTGAACGCCAAAGGACGGGCTTCCTACAACAAAGCAAATCCCGGGAAACCGGGGTTGAAAGCTCCACAGCCGGAAGGCGGCAGTCGCCGCGACTCTTTTTGCGCCCGTATGAAAGGGATGAAAGCGAAATTGACGAGCGCCGAAACAGCAAGGGATCCAGATTCGAGGATTAATAAGTCCTTGAGAGCATGGAACTGCGCTGATGGTGGGTACGTTACCAAAGCCGATGGTTGCGCCACCAAAGGCAAAACGAAAGGCAGGTTTGTGTAATGGATTTAAACACTATCTGGTCTGCTGGACTTTCTGTTTTGATGGGAGCTTTGTGGTTCTTTATCAAAGAGAAGTTTGAGGATGTCAAACGAGTTGAGCGTTTGCTCAACACAACCCGTGAGGAGATGGCCCGTGATTATGCAACTAATTCAGAAGTACAAAGAGTTACTGACCACATTGACCAGCGGTTTAACCGCCTTGAAGCAAAAATTGACCAGCTTATTCAAGCGGGAAAATAATGCCGAGCACAAGTAAAAAACAACACAATTTCATGGAAGCGGTGGCCCACAACCCATCGTTTGCCAAGAAAGCCGGAGTCCCACAGTCTGTGGGCAAAGATTTTTCAACTGCCGACAAAGGCAAAACTTTTAAAAGAGGTGGTGATATGGCTAAAACAAATCCTTTCATGGAAATGATCGCTAAGAAAAAAGACATGGCAAAAGGCAAGAAAGAAATGCCAATGAAAAAGATGGCTGCTGGTGGTTCCGCTTCAGCTCGTGCTGACGGTGTTGCTTCTAAAGGCAAAACTAAAGGCACGCAAATCACCATGTCCGGTAACAAGGGCATGAAAAAAGGCGGCATGGCCTGCTAAATCATGAGACCATCCCGTGGTATGGGGGACATCAACCCCTCAAAAATGCCCAAAGGCGTAAGAAAAGCACGCCGGGACAACACCGATTTCACCCAATTCAAAGAGGGTGGAAGTGTCAATGCTGCGGGAAACTACACAAAACCAAGCCTTCGCAAGAAGATTGTGTCTCAGGTCAAAGCCGCAGCAACACAGGGCACAGGTGCTGGTCAGTGGTCAGCAAGGAAAGCACAGCTTGTTGCTAAGAAATACAAGGCAGCGGGTGGGGGATATAGAGATTGAAAGCGCCGCAACAGTCTTTAAAAAACTGGGGCGACCAGAAGTGGCGTACCAAATCAGGCAAGCCATCTTCTAAAACTGGTGAGAGATACTTACCAGAAGCGGCAATTAAATCTCTATCTTCCGCAGAATATGCGGCGACAACAAAGGCCAAGCGCAAAGGTAAAGCAGCGGGTAAGCAGTTTGTGGCACAGCCTAAAGGCATAGCAAAGAAAACGGCAGGATTTAGATAATGGCGAACACCTCTGGATCAACAGGCTTTAATTTAGACCTCACCGAGTTGGTGGAGGAAGCTTTTGAGCGTGCTGGTTCAGAGTTGCGTACTGGTTATGACCTTAAAACGGCGCGGAGATCGTTAAACTTACTGTTTGCTGACTGGGCAAACCGCGGCATCAACATGTGGACGTTTGAGCAGGGTACGATTACTTTTACCCAAGGATTAAATACGTACGCCATCCCCACCGACACGGTGGATTTGCTGGATCATGTGATCCGAACCAACGCAAATGTGGCTTCCACCCAGTCTGATTTGACAATCACACGCATCAGCGTGTCTACCTACGCTACGATCCCCAACAAGTTAACTCAAGCCAGACCAATTCAGGTTTGGTATCAACGTCTGGACGGCCAGAACGCTCCTGCTAACGTAACTTTAGCAACCACCATTACGTCTACAGCCACCACAATCACCCTATCCAGCACAGTTGGTTTGGCCACATCAGGCTATATTACGTTGGACAGCGAGACAATTTACTACACGTACGTAGACGGCAACAGTTTGGGTGGGTGTTTCCGCGCTCAGAACAACACGACTGCCGCAGCCCACACCGCTGGTGTAGCTGTATACGTCCCCAACCTCCCCCGAATAACCGTTTGGCCAACGCCTGATGGCTCCCAGACCTATCAGTTTGTGTACTGGCGCATGCGTCGCGTGCAAGATGCCGGTAATGGTGTAAATGTCATGGACGTGCCGTTCCGTTTTGTGCCTTGTATGGTGGCTGGATTGGCCTACTACGTGGCTTTAAAAGTGCCCGGTGGCATGGAACGGTTGCAAGTGCTGAAAGCGCAATATGACGAGGCTTGGATGACTGCGGCTGACGAAGATCAGGAACGCGCCGCGTTGCGCCTCGTGCCTAGACAGATGTTTATTGGGGGTGGCTGATGGGTAATCGGTTTTCCTCTGGCAAGAACTCAATTGCAGAGTGTGACCGCTGCGGGTTTCGGTACAAACTGACGTTACTTAAAAAGCTCGTTGTCAAAACAAAGACGTACGACTTGAAAGTGTGCCCTCAGTGCTGGGACCCTGACCATCCACAGCTTCAGTTGGGTATGTATCCAGTGGATGACCCGCAAGGGGTGCGTGATCCGCGTCCTGACCTGAGTTATCAAGTCTCTGGCTTGCTGGCAGATGGGTATAACGGGGGTGGTAGCCGGATTTATCAGTGGGGATGGGCACCAGTTGGCGGAGCATCAAGCTTTGACACGTTCTTGACCCCAAATTATTTGGCAATAGCAGTGATAATTGGTACAGTTACAGTTGCAACGACATAAGGAGTCGATCATGGACACAAAGCAGGTAAAAAAGATTGCTGACACTGAAGCCAAAAAAATGGTTAAGGGTCATGAAAGCCGTATGCACAAGATGGCAAAAGGAGGCCCAACAGGTATGCAAATGCGTGCTGTTGGACGTAACATGGCTCGTGCCAACAATCAAAGGGGCAAATAATGGCTAAATTCAGCATGAAAAAAGGCGGCAAAGAAGTTGGCCCAGCCAGCGTCTACGCACAACCGCATGATATGTCTGGTAAAAAAATGACCAAAGCGCCTGATGAGTTTGGTACAAACCCCGGCTTTCCTCCTAACCGCAGCAAGGCTGAAACCTATGACGTGACTGTTGGCAACATCAGTAAGTCTGCTGGTGATGAGCCTATCAAAACTGACGGTATCAAAATGCGTGGCACAGGTGCGGCAACCAAAGGCGTAATGGCTAGAGGCCCAATGGCATGAATTACACAGAGCTTGTAACTGCGGTTTCCGATTACACGGAGAATACTTTTGCCACGACTGACATGAATCTTTTCATAGAGCAGGCGGAGCAGCGCATTTACAACTCAGTGCAGTTTCCATCTTTGCGTAGAAACGTTACTGGATCTACAACAGCTAGTTTCCAATACGTTACCTGCCCTTTGGATTTTCTTGCTGTTTATTCAATGGCAATTACAACTGCGGATGGGCAAGAGTTCTTGCTCAATAAAGATGTCAACTTTATCCGTCAGGCGTATCCAAAGGCAACCGACACCGGTGTGCCGAAGTACTATGCTTTGTTTGGCCCCTCAAGCGCAGATGAGGCTGAATTGACATTTATTGTTGGCCCCACCCCTGATGCAACTTACACAATTGAGTTGCACTATTACTACTACCCATCTTCAATTGTCATTTCGCAAACCTCATGGCTGGGCGACAACTTTGACAGCGTGTTGCTGTATGGCACTTTGGTAGAGGCTTACACTTACATGAAAGGTGAGCCAGACATTATGCTTGGGTACGATGCCAAATACAAAGAAGCACTTGCGTTGGCAAAACGTTTGGGCGACGGCATGGAGCGCAGCGATGCGTACCGCAGTGGCCAGTACCGGACTGCGCCCTTACCTCAGAATAATGGGGTCAGATAATGGCTTTTACTGGCAACTGGGCTTGCAACTCGTTCAAAACAGGGCTGATGAACGGGACGTTCAACTTTACGTCCGGCACGTTCTATATGGCTCTGTACACTAATGCAGCCACGCTTGATGCCACTACCACGGCTTATACGTCTACGGGTGAAGTTGTGGCTTCAGGGTACACGGCTGGCGGTCTTGCTCTCACGATTGCGCAGGCACCTACGGTAGGTAACTCCGGCAATACGGCCTACATTTCATTCAACAATGCCGTTTGGACTTCAGCTCTGACAGCCCGTGGCGCATTGATTTACCAAAATGGTGGTGGCAACCCGGCAGTTTGTGTTTTGGATTTTGGGGCGGATAAGACATCCACTGCTGTGTTCACAGTGCAGTTCCCAGACCCATCCAATACGTCCGCAATCATCAGGCTTGCGTAAGGAGTTGCCATGACAACTTGGACGCAAATCAACACCGCAACAACTACAGCCGCATACGATTTCAGTACGTACGGTTCGTTTGCTTTTGCAGAAGACTGTTTTGCTGATGGCGCAGTTAACGAAGCGTGGAATTTAATAAACACTACACAAAGCCCAAACTGGACACAAGTATCAACCGGCGCTATCAGTGTTGCTTATGATTTTGACACGTACGGCACGCTTTCTTTTTGTGAAGGCACTTTTGCTGATGGCGCAATCAATGAGCCGTGGACGTTAGTCCCCACGGTTTAAAAAGGAAAAACATGGCACTCATACTTGCAGACCGCGTTAGAGAAACAACCACTACCTCAGGTACAGGTAGTATTTATTTTGGTGGCGCTGCTACTGGGTTTTCTTCTTTTAGTTCCGTCTTAGCAGACGGCAGCACTACCTACTACGCAATGATTGCGACAGCTGGCGGACAGTGGGAAGTTGGGGTTGGAACATATACTGTTGCAACAAACAGTCTTGCAAGAACCACTGTCTTATCTTCTTCAAGTGCAAACGCGCTAGTTAATTTCACTTCCGGTACAAAAACGGTAATCATTACGCAGCCATCTGAAAAGGCAGTTTATTTAGACACAACTGGCGGGGCTGTATCTCCAAACGGGGCGTTGGTCATAAACTCACCAACAATAGGTTCGCCTGTGGTGAGTGGCGGCACATTTACTAATGCTACGCTTACTACTCCGACTATTGCTGCACCATCAGTAGTTGATGGAACATTTACAAACGTAGTATTAAACAGCCCTACTATAAACACCCCAACAATTAGCGGTGGTACAGCGTCTTTCACATCTGTTAACACAACACAAGACACCACTACATCGACTAACAAAGGAGCGTTTAATTACGGCACTTTGGGTTTTTCTGACACAGGTGTTGTTCAGTCTGCACAAACCAGCGTAAACAGCTACTTTCAAAACGTTATTCAAAACACAAGCAATGGTACTGCGGCATCTGCGGAATTCATTGTTTATAACAATAACGGAACAGCATCGACAAACTATGCCGCTTTTGGTATCAACTCATCGGGTTACACAGGCACTGGTTCTCTTAACGCAGCCGGATACGGATTTTTTGTAACCGCAAGCACTGACATGGTTGTGGGAACAATCGGGTCAAACAACATTCGGTTTGTAATAAACAGCAGCGCAACGGATGCAATGCTTATTGACACCAACAGTAACGTTGGTATTGGCGCTTCAACCCTAACAGCAAGCTCTTTAAGAGTTTCTAAGAATATTACAGGGGCAACAACAGCTTATGGCGTGCGTAATGATGGCGCTGTTCAGTCAGATGTAACATCAACAGCGCTCCCATTTACTTCGCAAGTTGCTTTGGCTGCGTCTGTTACAGCCACAAACCTACACCACAACTATGTAAACCCGGCAGCAGGCGGAGCAGGTTCAACAGTTACCAACCAATCCGGTTTCTACGCTGAAAGTACGATTGGTACACAGGGCGCAACCACAATAACCAACGCGTATGGTTTTTACGGCAACTTAGCTGTTGGCACAAACCGATACAACCTGTACATGGGCGGTTCTGCCCCTAACTATATGGCTGGCGGTTTGGAGCAGTCTAATACAATATCAAGCAACTACACAATCACAGCCAACAGCAACGCACAGTGGGTAACACCACTGACAATTTCTGCAATCGTAACCGTCCCTTCCACAAGTAGTTGGACACTGATCTAAAGGAACAATCATGGCTATTCAAGTAAACGGCGTAACAAACGTCATCACTGGTGTAAACAACCTTTCTATAGTGGCGGGTACAGCTACTCTTGCCCCAATCAACTTGACGGCAGGTACTAACTTAACCACTCCTGTTGCTGGCGCAATTGAGTATGACGGCACATCTTTTTATGGGGATGTAGCTGGATCAACCCGTGGAACAATTGTTGCTCAGCAGATTGTGGTGTTGAACACAGCCTACACACTGACTTCTCAAACGGCTGCGCAAAAACTGTTTAACAACACAACCAACGGACAGGTTACTTTGCCGGTCGGCACTTATTTCTTTGAGTGTTTCTTCAGCTTATCCAGCATGAGCTCAACCTCTGGTTCATTTGGTTTTGCTTTTGCTGGTACGGCAACATACACACAAAGCTGGTGGGCAGAAGCTCAAAAAGGTACAGCGACCTTAGCTACTGCAACAGCTACACAAGCAACATTTAACACGGCAGCAAACACCACACTGGCAACGGCTTCAGTTAATACAGTTGGTTTTGCACTCATCAAAGGTCAACTGAACGTCACTGTGGCTGGCACAATAATTCCTCAAGTGTCTTTGGGTGTAGCTAACGCTGCGGTTGTTGGTGTTGGTTCATACTTCAGGGTATATGCAACAAACGCATCCAACAGCACCACCAACGTAACAATCGGTAACTGGTCTTAATAGGGGGACGGCATGTCTTCATCGTATACCTCACTACTTGGGTTTGTACTCCCCGTAACAGGGGAGTTACAAGACATATGGGGCGGAATTATCAATTCCTCCTTAACGCAGCTTCTTGATGATGCAATTGCGGGGTATTCGTCAAAAGATGTGTCCGCTTCCGATTGGACGTTGACTGATACAGCTGGCGGTGTTTCTAACGAAGCGCGGTCGGCAATCTTGGTTGCCTATGGAACAACCACACCTACTGCC